CTCCACGGGACCGGGCTCTGATCGCCCCGGTCCCTCAGCGGTGCCGGGGACTCCGGGTTTACCCGCACTCAATGCGGAAGGTGGAGGACCGTCCCACAGCTCGTACTGAGTCCGGGGGAGGTCATCGTCCTCGACGTAGAAGTCGTCCGCTTCCTCGAACGACTCCGCGCCCTGCTCTTCAGCCAGGCGCGACAGCTGCTGACGGATCAGCTGCTGGACCCGATCCACGAGCGGGTCCGAGAGGGGCATCCCCGCCGGCCTGGCGGCGGGGGTAGGGTCCGGGACTTCCCGGCCGAATGCGTCCAACATGGGGCCACCTCAGAAGATGAACGACTTGCCAGAACCCGCGACCATGCGCCGGGCCTGGATCGAATGATTGCACATCACCCAGCACGGATCGGCAGTCTGCTCCTGAAAGACGCGCCGCGTGGGGTCCGACGTGATGAACGACTCATTGAGGACCGGAGGCGCCGCGAACTCGCGCGCGAAGTGCCAGTGGTTCATGGTGTCGCGGAAGTCGCCCGAGATGCCCGACTCCATGCGACGGTACTCGTCATACCGATCCTGCCAGCCGAACACCGCTGACCAGCTCGAGGACTGGTCTGCGTACACCTCGGCGTTGACCACGGGCTGCTGCCCGATGTGCGCCAGCTCGCGCTGATAGTAGTGCTCCTTCTGAGTCCGCAGCCAGTGCCGATGCAGGCCCTGCGCGTACATCGTCCGGGGCTTGATGGTCATGAGCGTGAGAACCACGCCGTGCTCTTCGAAGAAGCGCCGCCAACGATTGGACCGAAGCGCGCCGATGCCGTGACCGTAGAGCGAGGCGACGCCCTCGTCGGCCTGGTCAGGCCCGGTCTGAAGCACCTCCGAGAACTGAACGGTCTGCTTGCCGCCGCCAAGATATTCCGGGCGTTGAAGGCGAGCATCAGAGGACTTGACGCCGAGAAAGCGCAGGTACTCCGTGTACCGCGAGCCGTACCGAGCGCGAGCCTCCTGGTAGCGCTGCAGCGCCATCGCTTCGCGCAGATCGTTGACCGTCAACGCAGTTGCAGAAGTCAGGTCCGTCCGCAGGCCCGGATCGTTCCACTGCAGGATTTCATCGTAGGCGCCGTTCTTGTCGAACACCGCATTGTTGTTCCCGACCACGGTCTGCAGAGCGAAAGCAGTGTTCGGGTCCGTGGTGCCGCGCCAGCTCGGCGTATTGACCGCAACCACCGGGGCCGAAGTCCCCAAGCTCAGAGTCACGTCAGGACCCTTCTGAGGCCACGGCCTGGCCGACGTGAAGTAGTCCTTCTCCCAGGCCACCTTCGCACTGTCGATGCTGGTGATGTTGTCCACGCCGTCACCCTTGGAGAGAGCACGCGCGGGCGCCAGGTCCTGGTCCCGATACCACTCATTCCAGATCAGCGAGTAGGCGCGCACCGGCAGCGCAGAGAAAGGCGGAGTGAACAACGCCGGGGGGATGCCCAGGTGATCGAGGAGGCCACCCTTGACCGAGGGGCGAGTGATAGTCGGATGCACCGCACCGTCGCCCAGGCCGTCCGAGCCGCCGGTGATGAACTTCTCGAAATTGTCCCAGACGATGCGGTACGGGACGAACCAGTGATGAATCTTCACCTCGACCGGGTGCATGACGGGCGCAACCAGCGGGGTCAGGCGCACGAGCGCCGAGGTAGCCTGCTGCACCGTATCGCCGGGAAGCACCTCGTACACACCAACCGGCACCAAGAAGCCCATGGGCATCGTGGCCAGCTTGTAGTGGGAGAGAGAGAACTTGGAACGCTTCACAGTGAACCCTTCTGAGCTTTGGCCTTGCCTGCAATGGCTGCGGCCTTGACGAAATCGACATGGCCCGGACGGGCCGACTCTAGGTAGAGCGCTTCCGCGCCGCTCTTGCCCTCAGCGCGGAGACGAGCTCGCGCATCCGATCGCAGAGACTGCACCTCAGTCTGCCGCGCGTAGACCGAAACAGGCTTCTCCTCGAATCCCAACTCATTGCGCAACCTCCGACGCAAGTAGCGACCGATGGACCGCTCGCGCTGACCAATCCGGTACATGGCCGGAACGTCGCCGCGCCCTTCCAACCACAACTGCCCCACCTGATCGCGGAGAGGGTCCGCAAGAGCCGGAACAGCGAGCGCACCGATCCCAGGTTTGAGCGACATCAGCGAGAACTCTGGCGGACGACCCTTGAGCTTCTCCTCCGAGGCCGAGGTCCACTTCTTGACCACGTAGCCGGCCACATAGTTGCAGCTGGCCTGAGTGACCAGGTCCGAGAGACAGCGACCCTTTCCCCATAGCTCAGTGATCTGATCAGTGTCGAGGTAGTGCCCGAAGATGGTCACGTGGTAGTGAGGCCGGCCAAACTGCTCACCGTACTCACCGACCGCGTGGAAGCGGCAGGGACCGTAGCGGCGCCGAAGGCGCTTCATGAAGTCTTGAACGTGCTTCTTCACCAGCACCCCACCATCCGGCAGGAACTGGTCCGAGTAGGTCAGAGTGACGACACACGACCGAGCGTGACAGCGGGACTCCAAGAGGAGGCGCGTCGCCCACTGAGAGCGATACCTGATCCTGCAAGCCATGCAAATCGAGCACGGAACGTAGTCGCCGCTCTTGACCTTGTACGGGGACGAGCAGACGAGCATCGCCGCTGTTACATGCGGTAGCCGATCCTCCGCGGCCCGCGACCGCTGCCACCACGACGACCGAACACCCGCCGCACGTAGCGGCGACCACCAAACCGACGACCACGACGACCGCGCATACCTTCACCTCCGAGAGAAGTCCTCATACCCGCGCCTGAAGAACTCCCACACGCCGCGGGCGGCCCGTGAGGGAGCGAACTTGTGATGACGCCGCGCGAACTCGTTCCCGAGCTCCTGAGGCCAGAAGGGCAGCATGCCGAGAGTGAGCAGACCCGAGAGCACCTCGTTGTCCATCGACGCCACCGAAGCACTCGGCACAGTAATGGTGTACCCCCTGCCGACGTCCACTTTCTGACCCGCAGGCAACACGCCCTGCTGCATCGACGAATCGCCCTTGACGGTAGTCGGCACCTCCGTGGGCTTGACCGTCACACCACCGGCAGGACCACCCAAGTAGCCACCAGGGTAGACAGAGGGGGCGGCGGGGGGCACTTGACCGCCTTGGTTCAGCCTGGCGGCCTGAGAGGCCGCCAACTGCTGGCGCGCCAGGTCGAGCTGGACGCGGGAGCGTTCCAGGTCCAGCTGGTGCATCTGCCGGGTGTAGTCCTGCTGCTCGCGCATCCAATCGCGCTGGTCCTGCGCAGCCACCTTCTGCGCCATGAACTCGCCCATTCGATCACGCTCCTCCGTGGTGGCGCCAGCTGCGGCCGCTCGAGACAGGTCCTGACCGACACCGCCGAAGTCGTGCCCGACGTAGACCGGAGACGCCGAGTAGCCGGAAGCACCGAGAGCAGCCAGAGGATGGAGCCCGGCCGCTTTCGCGTCCGCAGCCTTCCACTGAAGCGAGTTCTGCGCGAACTCACGCTGCAGCGCAGCGTTGCGCCGAGCCGCCAGGTTGGAGGAGAGAACAGACGCCGCAGCAGCGGCAACGGGAGCAACCCAGGCAGCCATGATCAGCCCTTGCAGGAAACGTCCGAGTACTCAGAGCGCCGAGGGCGCCGCACCCGAGTGCCAGCCACACCCTTCGCATGCAGCACCTGGCGACGCTGCTCCCGCCTGGCGCAGACAAGCACCCGCTTGGGATCCTCGAAGGCAACCCCAGGGGGGACTGGCAGGTCCCCCCGGTAGCGCGGAGAACGCTGCGCCGGGGCAACGGGGGAAGCGACCAGGCGCGCCGGCCAGCCGGCCATCTGGCGCGCAGGAAGCCGGTTCGCCAGGGCAGCCGGGACGCCTTGAGGGTGCCATTGACGCCGATCCTCGATCTCGTCGAGCGTGGAGAGGTCCCGCAAAGCATCCAGGCGCCCGTCCAGGGGCTCGGAGTCGCGGGGGAGGGGGGGTAGGAGGTCCGTGAGATCGGGAAGCCGCAGATCGAGCGCTTCCGGCACCCC